CTGATGATCATCGCTCCGCCGTCTTCTCTGACTCTTATCTGCATAATCTCCCCTTAATAATGGAGCCGGATGTGGGCCACGGACCCTAAGCGTCAATCGCGGCTGATGCAAATGACGGCCATCCAGCATGGTTACTTTTTACGGTTGTTCTGCACCCATCGCGCTCGTTTCCGCCGAGCCTTCTAGCTTAAGCTGTTGTACNACATCGCATGCTGCTGCCGAACGCGCCTCCCTCTTCCTGCGATCTCTTGCTGCCTGCTGCTCCTTTCTAATCTGCCCTCGGTGGCGGTAGTCCTCATACTCTTCTCTTGTGAGTAGAGTCGTCTTCTCGACACTGGTTCTTTGCCAGCCACCGTTGAGCCATCTGAAGAGCATGCCGTGTCGGCCTACCCTAAACCACTCTCCAAGCCCTACGCTATAGTGTGTAGCATCACCTAGATCCTGCATCAGCCTTCCCTCGGCCCAGCCATTTCCATCTTATCCAGAACCGTCTCGGTCTTGTAGTGCTTCTGGCCATCCTTCTCCCAGCTACGAGTACGCTGCTGTCCCTCGACAATAACGAAGGCCCCTTTCTTGAGGTACTCGCCGCAAATTTCGGCCAATTTTCCCCAGGCCACACAGTTAACCCACTCGGTCCCTTCTTTCGTTTTGGTCTTCCAGCCAACGGCTAGCGGAAAATCACACACCGCTGTACCGTCATCCAGATACCTGATCTCTGGATCTCTGCCTAAGTTGCCACTAAAAATACAATGGTTGGTATTATTCTTGCTCATGATCTCACCGCTAATGATAGTTTCTTGTTAGCCTCTACGCCAGGGTAGCTCAAGGTCTCTTTCATGGCCTTGGCCTGGGTATCGAGGAATGATTGGTTCGCTGTTAGCGCGTTAATAGGAACGGTTCCTGCCGCCACAGCCTGGACTAATGCCTGGAAATCCGTGACGTTTGCTGTCCACTTCTCTCTCACAGACTGGCCTTCCGCCTTCGGGGCCTCTGGAGCATTGACTGGAGCGGTAACGCTTCCGGCTTGAACGAGCAGATTCTCAGCCTTCACCATATCCCCCTTCTTTATGGCCTTCTCAGCCCTTTGCTCCAGACGTTCTCTGGCCCTCCTCTCCTTGTCAGCAGCCTCTGCTGCCGCCTGCTCACGCTTACGCTCCTGCTCCTGGGAGTAGTCAACCATCGCCTTCTTCATCAGGTTCTCAAGATCCTTCCAGTGCTTCACGGTAGGTTTGAACGCCGCAATGATGTCGGTCTTGGCATCGTTCAGGGGTTTAGTCAGCCCCTTCTCCATTTCCGTGATGACCTTCATGCTGTCCTTGATTGACTTGCACTGCTCATTAACATACTTATAGCCAGCGTCATCAGCTACCTTGAAGTTTGTCCCCTCATTGGCGAACAAGGCGTTAACCTTGTCGATCTCCAGCTGAAATCCCTCTGGGATCTCGGTATTGAACTCTGTCATTTACGTTCTCCTTGGTTAAAAGTAATTGATTGCTGCGTATGCCACTGCCACCGATGCCACGATGATGCTCACCGCCGCAGCGCCAACAAAGATTGATGCTAAATCCCGCCTCTTCGCGGGGATTCTGATTGGGTCTGGGCCTCCATTAATTCCGATAGGCTTGTCCTTGGGTACATAGTAGTACTCAGTGCCGTCATCTGTGGTCTTACATTCAACGCCGTAATTTCTGACGAGCTGCCGCAGCACTCCTCGGAAATACTTTGCCTTACTCTTCCCTCCTGGGCGCAATCTATCCCAGACGGCCTCCTTAATCTCCGCTTCGTAGGGCCAAGCCCCTTCTGCGCTGTATTCCTTGATGTAATTGTAGATTATCTGCTGGTTGCTCCCCCTACGAAACTTCGGGGATTCCGGTGCCGCGCTCTCTATAGTCTGCTCTTCTAGGGTGAGCTGACGACTCTTGATGTGGTTCGCGGCCCACTTTGTGGCTTCTCCAGGGAAGAATCTCTCCCTCATCTTCGCCGCCCAGTGTTCGTTGCCTAGCTTCACCTCCTCCCAAGAGTTCCGGTAGAGGTTCTCTCCGTTGCCCTTGTGGTAAGCGGTTACTTTGTCATGACACGGCCTACAGAGAGTGGCTATGGACTCCAGAGGGTATTCCTTCCCATCAAATTCTTCACGATGGTGATAGTAGAATCTGTGATGACCGTCCATAGGGATGTCTGGTGAATCTTCAATGTGGTGACCACAGATAATGCAGGCCCAGCGATCTCTTGTGGCGGCGGCATACTTCAGATCCTGCCAGACTACCGTGTTGTAGTAATTGACAAATTTCTTCGGTTCTTCCACGATCATAGGTGCTTTTCCTTCCATTTATGGATATTCAGGCAACTCAGGAAGGTAGACAGATCTGCCTTGTCCGTGTGCTGCAGTAAGGTATAGGTTCCATCGTCCTTGAGCTGGCATACCCATCTCTGGGTAGCCGGATCTTCCTTGTTAGTCAAGTTGTAGGCGGTCTCATACGCCGCCAACTGCGGACCGGCTATCGGCATCAGCTTCGCCGTTGTCTTAATATCCAGTACAGCCTTGGGCTGCTTCTTCACATTCGGGAACCGGCCAACCCTGTCTATACATCCAGCAAACTGGTACAGCGGGTGATAGACCCTGTTTTCTACCTGCTCGATCTCGAACTCAGTCTCGGCCAGGAACTTCTCCCAAGCGGCCAAATAAGGCTCTAGTTCGTCCGGATAGTCTCCGAGCATACCGTTATCGTAGTATTCGCAGATCAGGTGGACGGCGGTCCCTCTGGCGGCTGCTTGGCGCATGATCCAGTCTGGGATGCCTCCATAATCATTCAGAGGCTCAAGGGCTTGTGTCACTGACACGACCCATTTGCCATCCCACTCGTACCTGTGCGTCTCTTCGGTGAACTCAAGCATCCTCTAATCTCTTGTCTACCGCGAAATCGACATTGATGTAAGACTCTTCTATGTCCACAAAGCAGCCCAGGATCTTGTTGTGGGCATAGTCTGCGGGCGGCAGGAGCTTCACCTTTTCGTCGTCCTCTAGGTCTATTACCGCTGTAATAGTCCCTTTCTCCCACAGTCGCGCAAACATATACATGATAAGAATAGATCCACTGTAGTCCCCAACCTGTTTTTGAATAAGGCCTATGATGCGATCAATCTCTGTATCGCCCCAGTCTTGCATCAGCAATTCCCAAGCCACTACGCTGTGGCGTAGGAACCTTGCCTCAACTTCCTCGTTGAGTCGCTCTCCTATCTCTTCCAGAACCTCGTCCCACCCTTTGTCTTCACCCATCAGTAGGATGCCCCTCTATCCACTCAATAACCTCATTGATCTTGGGCCGGAGAATCTTTGCAACTTCCTTGGCCTCTGCAAACCCCAGCAAAGCCCCTTCTGTGACCCCGTGCTTTTTGCACTTGGCGTTCAGCATCCTGACCTGACCCTCGGTGACCAGCGCCCCAGCAGCAGGCTGTGATGTCTTGGGATTCGATTTCTTCACTGCCGGCTTGGCTGGGGGTTGGTCTATGGGTGAATCGGTAGAAGCCGCATCATCGTCCTCGCCGCCAAAGGCCAGTCCGAGTAGAGATCCGGTTGTGTAACGCTTGCCGTATGCGCGGCTCGATCCAATAGCCTGTGTGGCGTTTTTAGATCCAGAGGTGTCGTGGGGAGCCTCAAATTCATCCCGCTCTACATGGCCCCCCTTGTGGCTCAGAATGCCTATAGTTTGCAGCACCCCACCTTCTAGCTGGTGGTGTTTATAGGTTAATCCGAATCCATGCTTCTTCAGAATGGGCCGGATCGTCTCAATAACGTCCTCGAATCTCGCGAAAGGTATTTCCCAAGTGTTACCATTCTTCCCACTTTGTTTCATAACTCCCCGTTTAGGGATAGTGGGCAGACTGTTCTGCATGGCCGGAAAGGCCTTCCAGAATGCTTTCTCGGACTCATACTGCTCCTGATCCTTCCTCATATTGAGTAGGAGCTGCATCTTCTCTGCGTCTGTGTTGGGGTTGGCGCTGGCTTGGGCGATGATTTGCATCGTGGCCTGCACCGGATCTGCGCTGACTTCAGCGACTGGGTGTTGGATTATTTCGACGGGAAGTTTCTCGGGGTCTGACATACGTTCTCCTAGGCAGTAAAACTTGAGTATGCTCTCTTATAGAGCAACAATCAACAACAGTATGCGACAAAGGAAACATCTGTCTCTTGCGTAATTATGATGATCGTGTCAAGATCGATCCCCGACCTAACGAAGAGGAATAGTAATGCAACCACTGTTTATCGAGACATTTTACGAGGACACAGTAAACCGCCTCAAGGCCTGCCCAATCACTCTCACCGAGCTATCCAGAAAGTCTGGGATCACGACCCGCTGGATGTATTACCTGATGAATAACCAGATACAGGAGCCGTCAGTTCGGAAGTTCATCACCCTGAATGTTGCCCTGGATAAGATCGAGCGAGATGTGGCCTCGATAAACCGGATGCGTAAAGAGTTGGAGATCCAACTTAAAGAACTGGGTTAGGAGAACTCGATGGAATATCTGCGAATACCGAATTGGGAAGACTACCAGCACTACAAGGATCGCGCTCCACCTTGGATCAAACTCCATAACGCACTCTTAGATGATTACGAGTTTTGTTCATTACCAGACGCTGCCAAGTTTCAAGTTATCTGTCTTTGGCTACTGGCCAGCAGGCTCAATAACATCATCCCCGCTGATCCGGACTGGATAGCGAACAGGATCGGGGCCAACACTCCTGTCGATCTCGCCGTACTTCTTGAGGCTGGATTCATCGAGCCAGTTCCTGCGGAGCATGTTGCTACACAGACGGAGCAAGTTGCTACGCAGGATAAAAAAGGGGCTGGTGCGATGTCGAAAACTGCACCAGCGTGGGGTAATAGGCACATACCAAAGGCAATTAAGGAGCTGGTGCATGAGCGCGATAATGGTACATGCCAGACCTGTGGATCTACCGAAAACATAGAGTTTGATCATATAGTCCCGATCTCTAAAGGCGGTGTATCTATTGACTCTAACCTACAATTACTCTGTCGTTCTTGTAATAGGCGGAAGAGAGCAAAACCTGCGGAGCAAGTTGCTACGCAGGATGCTGGTGCAGATTCGGGTCTGCGTAGCCTAGAGGGAGAGGGAGAGGGAGAGGGAGAGAGAGAGAAGAAAGAGAAGTCTCCACCTAAAAAGAAATCTGCCTCCAAGGCAAAATCTAAACACAAGAACCCAGAGGGGTTTGAAAAAGTCTGGTTGCTGAAACCGTCTCGTTCTGGAGGCAATCCAAAGAGGTCTGCCCAGTCAGCATGGAATGCTCGGATGGAAGAGAAGCATGATCCGGAAGAGATCTCCGCCGGAGTGGTTCGATACACCAACTGGTTGAGGGCGAAGGGGTCTATCGGCACTGAGTACGTCATGCAGATGGCCACGTTCCTCGGTCCTGATCTGCATTTTCAGGAGAAGTGGCAGGAGACGGCGGTCAAATCAGAATATTTGGATATGTGAGGAGAACGCGCGTGAAGAATAAGGATCAGAGAAGTCTGCCGCTGGATCTGGGTGTTGAGTGGGAGGGTATGCCAGAGTTTGTTCAGGATGCTGATGACCCATTCAGCACGATCATCATCCGTTTTGCTACTGAAGAACACTTGAAAGAATTCAGCGAGATGATTGGCCAGCCGCTAACACCAAAAACAAAGAGTATCTGGCATCCCAAACTGGTGCGTGGTCTTAACGCCAACAAGAGGTTTGTCGATGAAGAGGACTAGATACCCAGTTTATATTGTGTCGAAGGGTCGATGGGAAACCAGACTCACCTCGAAAATACTGGAAAAAATCGGGATGCCTTACCTGATTGTGGTGGAGGCTTCCGAATACGAAGAGTATGCCAAAGTAATCAATGAGGCCAAGATCCTAATCCTGCCCCAGAAATATCTACGAGATTACGATACCTTTGATGATCTCGGTGAGGAGAAGGGCAAAGGCCCAGGGGCTGCTCGAAACTTCTGCTGGCAGCATTCAATCGCGCAGGGCTATGATCGGCACTGGGTTATGGATGACAATCTTGATGACTTCCACAGGCTCAACCGGAACGTCAAGGCCCCAGTCAGGACATCGGCCACATTCAGGGCGGCGGAAGACTTCATTGATCGGTACGAGAATGTGTATATCGCTGGGTTTAATTACTACAGCTTTTGCAAGATCACTGATGCCCTGCCGCCCTTTGTGGCCAACACCAGAATCTACTCCTGTCTGCTGATCAAGAATGACATCCCATATCGCTGGCGTGGCCGGTACAACGAGGATACAGATCTATCTCTTCGGGTACTCAAGGACGGGCATTGCACGATCCAATTCAACGCATTCCTGTGCGGCAAGGTGACAACCCAGCGGATGGCTGGAGGGAATACTCAGGAGTTTTACGAAAACGAAGGCACACTGGCCAAGTCCCAGATGCTGGCAGACATGCACCCAGATGTGGCCAAAGTAGTGAAGCGGTTCAATCGCTGGCATCACCATGTTGATTACAAGCCTTTCAAGGGCAACCAGTTAATCAAGCGCAGCGATATCGTACTGCCTACAGGGGTTAATAATTACGGAATGAAACTCATAGACAAGGATAACTTATGAAAGCGAAAGATATTGGAGAGGGCTTGGCCATGAGGGCCGAAGAGGTTGCGAGATATCTACTGCCGGCTGGGAAGCTGGTTGGTGCTGAGTGGGAGGCTGGCGGAACTGATGGCTCACCTGGGAAATCCCTGAAGGTTCATATCGCAGGAACCAAGGCTGGGGTCTGGAGTGACTTTGCTTCGGATGAAGGTGGAGATCTATTAGACCTCTGGGTAGCGGTTAACCGGATGACCATGATCGATGCCATGGGAGAGGCCAAGCGATATCTCGGGGTATCAGATCCAGTCATCACCTCATTCAAAAAGCCGGAGACCAGACCGGAGAAGCCTAAAGTCGAGAGGCCCAAGGATGCGGTACTCGAGTGGCTGACTTCTGAGAGAGGGTTTAAACAGGATACGATTGATATCTACCGTGTTGCTGCTGATGGCACGGAGGTAGTATTCCCCAGCCTGATTGATGAAGAGCTAGTTTTCTGCAAATTCCGCAGCATCCTCGATAAGAAGAAAATGCGGGTCCAGAAGGGATCTCAAGCATGTCTATTCGGCTGGCAGGCCATACCTGAGTCAGCTCGAACAGTAATCATTACCGAAGGGGAGCTGGATGCCATGAGCTGGTGGCAGCTAGGTTATCCCGCATTGAGCGTACCAAACGGCGCGAGTGGACATGGTTGGATTGAGTTTGAGTACGAGAGACTGGAGAGGTTCGATCTAATTTATATCGCCTTCGACACTGATGGCCCAGGAAGGGATGGGGCGCTCACCTTGGCCAACCGGCTCGGATTAGACCGTGTAGCACTGATAGATACCGAGGATTTCGAGGATGCCAATGACATTTTGATCTCTGGGGTGTCCGCTGACGAGTATGTCAAGAAGGCCAAGTCCATAGATCCTGCAGAGCTGAGACAGGCTAGTTCCTATGTCGATGAGGTCATTGAGATGTTCTTACTGGGTGAAGACCATGGGCCTGGGTTCAACTCACCTTGGCCAAAGTTGGAAGGCAAGCTACGGTTCAGGGAGGCCGAATTGATACTCATGAACGGCATCAACGGCCACGGAAAATCTCAATTAGTTGGGCAGATCATCCTCTCAGCGATCCAGCAGGATCAAAAAGTCTGTATATTTTCCGGTGAAATGCCGCCAAAAAGATTGCTCTACCGTATGGGCCGGCAGGCAACTGGTCAGGCAGAACCCACAGTTCAGGCCATCAGGACCGCTCACCAGTGGTATACGGATCGGCTCTGGCTGTTCAACGTCACCGGATCAGCAAAGGCTGACCGGATGATGGAAGTTTTTGAGTACACTCATCGTAGGTATGGGGTGACTACCTTCGTGATAGATTCATTATTGAAGGCCGGAATTGCTGATGATGACTATGCCGGCCAGAAGGCCTTCGTCGAGAGACTCTGTGATTTCAAGAATGATTTCGGCCTCACAATATTCCTTGTAACCCATAGCCGCAAGGGCGCTGATGAGTATCAGCGCACAGGGAAAATGGATGTCCGTGGAGCTGGAGCAATCTCAGACCTCGCGGATTCGCTTCTAACAATTTGGCGGAACAAGAAAAAAGAATCTGAGAAGGGCCGCGCCTTGGCAATGCACGAGGACATGGACCCAGATCTCAAGGCTGCACCGGACGCGATTCTGTACTGTGATAAGCAGCGGAATGGCTCCTGGGAGCTGCAATGCACACTTTGGTGGCACATGTCAGCTAATCAATTCATCCAGAATGATCGTCAGGAGGCTGAGATCTATTCGCAAATGAGGGTTGTAGGACAATGAGTGATTTACCGAGAAGCGATTTCAATGGCCCAGACTATCAGCGGGAGTTGGACTTCACGAGACTGACCGGCCAGATCCACCGAGTGTTCAACACCATGATTGACCGGAAGTGGCGAACCTTACGAGAGATCGAGGCCATCACCGGAGATCCCCAGTCCAGCATCAGCGCCCAGTTGAGACACTTGAGGAAGGTAAAGTTTGGCTCTCACACGGTGCTGAAGCGGCGGAGAGGGGACAGGAGAATGGGGCTGTTTGAGTACTGCCTGCACCGGAACGGCTGTCCTTGTGACACCTGTCAGGAGAAAAGTTTATAAATGGTCCGCAAGGCAATTTGCCGCAAGGACCGAAACCGAGCAAGGGGCGCGTCTACAAAGACTATGAGGTGGTAGGACAATGATTGATTCATACAACATGCAAGTGAAGTTCAGAAATAACTACCTGCTGAAGTTGATGCGAGAGAGGGGCTATGAGACGGTTGCCCAGCTGCATAGGGGTTGTGGTGAGTCACAACAAAAACTTGGCCGGATGTTGTCCTTGAAAGATCCACTCTATGCTGGGGCGAGAAAACAAATAAGGCCGTCAACAATAAGGCTGGCCAATTTCTTCGGAGTAGAGCCGGAGGATCTTTACCCACCAGAACATCACGACATACCGCTTACCAACAACGTGGCCGAGGCCGAAGTGTCGTTTCAAGAGGCAACACAGATGCTGTCTGCTCCTACGATAGGCAGGCTGGAGATGGCAAAAGATCTAGCTTACGCTATGGACAACTCTGGTCTCAAGATAAGAGAGAAAATGATAATTGATATGCGGTACGCTCAAGGCATGACATTGAAGGAAGTTGGAGATGAGCTGAACATCACCGGCTCTAGAGTAAGGCAGATCGAGGTCAATGCTATGAGAAAATTAAGGAATCCGAAATGCGGGTTTGCTGGCGCGGCAACATTCGCTGATTACATGGAGGTGTGATGAACCAAAAATACATAATTCAGCCAAAGCGCACCAAGGATGATCTCGAACAGACTCTGAGGGCGGTGATTCTTATGATAAAATCACTCCCAGACCACGTTGGATGGCAGATAGAGATCAGTAAGCCGAAAAAAGAGGGGAGTAATCAGCAGTACCGCGCCCTGTACGGGTGCGCCTACAAGTTCATCTCTGATGAGACTGGTAACGATGCGGAAGATCTGCACACAATGTTCTGCGGAGAATTTTTCGGGTGGAAGGAGGAATCGGTCATGGGCAGCACTAAGCGCAAGCCTGTCCGGACCACTACCAAGGATGAGGATGGCTATACAGACAGGATCGACACGGCCAAGCTGGTGGAGTTCTATGATTTTGTCCAAATGTATACGGCCAAGCAAATAGGGATCGCGGTCCCAGATCCAGATCCAGACTGGAAGGAGCGAATGCTTGAAGAGGACCGGATTAAGCAAGCCAAAAATAAAGCTCCGTAAATGCGAGGTCTGTGGTGAGGACTATGTCAAGCAGCGGATGGGTCAGCGGTGTCATGTCCAGTGTGCCTACAAGCTCGTTATTCAGGATCGCAAGAAGCAGCAGTCCAAGGATGCCAGAAAAGCCAAGGCTGAATTCAACAAGCGCCAGCGATCATGGTGGCTATCTGCAAAGAACAAGGGATCTACCGCCTACTGGCTGCACAAGTATGTTCGAGAGAGAGATCGTTTAAACAGAATCATCTGCATTAGCTGCGATGGAGCCAAGCCAGACAATCAATTCCATGCAGGCCATTACAGATCCGTAGGTGCTGCGCCAGAACTTCGCCTGGAGCCTTCCAACATATTCCGTCAATGCTCCCAGTGCAACACAAAAAAATCAGGCAATCAGGCCGAGTTCCGTATCAGGCTGGTTAAACTCATCGGCCTGGAGGCAGTGGAGGAGATCGAGGGGCCGCACCTACCGAAGAAGTGGACCCTGGAGGAGCTGGAGGAGCTACGGGATCACTGGAAGGCCGAGTACCAGAAGCTAACGTGACATGTCACATCACATAACACAGATCCCCGAATGGAACTAGGAGGGAACTAGGAGGGAATAAAAAACCCCGCGCACCTAATGGCAGGCGGGGTTTGCTGGCCTCAACGGGGCGGAGTAAATATTTTACCCTCAGATCTCCAGCTGCGGATGTTTTGCCGAATCGGCCCACCGTCCGCTGGGGCCGTCCGGACTATCCCCTGTTGAAGAGGCCCTTGCCGGCAAGGGTCATAAATTCTTTCCAGGTGTACCGCTCCCCGTGATACAGGATAATCACTCTTCCGCTCCATCAGATAACGAACCTTCGCAAGCTCTGCAATTGCATTCCCACTCTTCACCTACAAGGGGCATAAATTCTTTCCAAGGATCAAGGAACTTCACCTTGTGTGCCATTGGGGTTTTGATCCTGCCGTCCGGCATTTCAATCACGGCTACCACTTCCATATTCCCGCCTGACTCCATTTCGGAAGTGAAGCAATGGAACAAACCCTGTTCAGGCTCACCCTCTACCCATCTGCTGTGTCCCCCTTCTCTCTTTCCATACACCATTTCCACAAACTCTATCGGTCTCAATTTCATCATATATCCTCTTCGTTGTGCGGCTCGGGATTGAACCGCACCTTGGCCGGACTGGCTCCTACTCACCTTTGGCGGTAGCAACCAGATCCGGATCGAGCTGTCGTCGGTACTTGTTGACCAGCTTCATGGCTCCCAGCGCCTGCTTAGGGCTGAGAAACGTGGCACCGGCCAGTGAGTGGCCAAAGAATGTATCCACCTTACTGAAGCCCATGCCGTCCAGCTCCCGCGCACCATCGCAGTAGCTGGCCAAGATCCTGATACCCATGTGGATTGCCTCGAGCTGCTCCGCTGGGAGTACGGGGATCTCTTTCAATTCCTTGAGAGCCTTCTCAAGATCAACCTCAACCTCACCTGAGTCTGGGGCAACAACCTCAAGATCCAGTGCGCGGTCCAAAGCCTTGTCGATCACGGCCTGCTTGGCCACGATGGTCTGGGCGATATGCGCGTCCAGTCCACCGTCCAGCACCAGATGCTGCACCAGCACGGTATCAGTCTGGCCGATCCTATGCGCCCTGTCCTCGGCCTGAGTCACGTTGCCTGGAACCCAATCCAACTCGCAGAAAATAATGTGAGCAGATCTGGTGAGGGTTAAGCCTACGCCGCAAGCGCCCATCGTGCCGATAAAGATATTGGCCTCACCGGCCTGGAACTTCTGGACAGCCCGATCGCGCTGTTCTTTGGAATTATCACCAGTAGCGGTGACACAATTCTCCAGGCCTTCGGCCAGCCCAGCCACGACATCCTTGTGGTGGCAAAAAACCAGCACTGGGCCTTCCTCAGAGGCCGCTGAGACCATTTCGATGGCTGCAGGCACTTTGGTTAGGGCCATCTCGTGACGCAGCTTAGAAAGCATCTCGAAGCCTTCGGTTGTGCTGGTCAGCTCGGTGATGATCTCCGCCCAGGTAGCATCTGGATCGATCCCGAATCTTCGGAGGATTTTCCCCTCATCGCCAGCCAATGGCACAACCTGTCGAACCTTGGACGGTAGCTCGGTGAGTACCTCTGACTTCAGCCGGCGCACCATCACGGTGGATCGGAGTCTGGTCTGTAGCTCTTCCAGATTGCTCGATCCAGACATATCCCAGCCAAAGCTGTTTCGGTGGGCATTGCAGTATCGCTTGGCGTAGTCCCAAAAAGTGAACTCGTCGGTGAGGTCATCGAGGATCGAGTGCAGCTCGATGGGGCGGTTTGAGATAGGAGTCCCGCTCATGGCGATCTTGCGATCAGCATCGATGGCCTTGACCGCCTTGGTGCGCTTGGCCTTGGGGTTCTTGTAGTAATGGCATTCGTCTGTGATGCGGAGATCCCAGTGGCGCGATTGCAGGGCCTCGAGGTGTTTCCCAACGATGTCGTAGTTGATGATCACAACCTGGGTATCGGGCAGAAACTTGCCCTCTGCGATCCCTACGGACCTGGGCGGCAGCAGCCACTTGTCCAGCTCTCTGCGCCAGTTGATCTTCAGGAAGGCGGGGCAGACGATCAGGACATTCTCGGCCTTGGTGTAGTTGATGATGCCGATAGCCTGGATCGTCTTGCCCAAGCCCATTTCATCGCCGATCAGGGTGTTCTGGCCTTGGACCGCGTAAGCAATCCCAGCACGTTGAAATGGGAGATACTCCAGGCCAGCCGGAGCGGGGATCTCGATATCTGAGTCCGTGGCCAGGGACCGCTCGACTTTATCGATCACGGCCTGCTGCTCTTCTTCACTGGGGAGCTGCCACCAGTTGGCAGTCCAGGCGCTGCCCTTTTTGGACAGCGACACACCAGCCGCTCGGAGGGCTGGCTTATTGGTTTTGTATATCGCCCAGAATTTCTGGTCTGGGGTAGCGTTAGATACGAGCCTGGGGCCGTTTTTAGTCCGGACCTTCTTCGGCTCGGACCATGGCAGGAGTTCTGCCAC